CCGTCTCCGCCAATGCTGACGTGTTCGGCAATGCTCGGGTGTTAGGCAATGCTCGGGTGTTCGGCAATGCTCGGGTGTTAGGCAATGCTCGGGTGTTAGGCAATGCTTGGGTGTCCGGCAATGCTCGGGTGTTCGGCAATGCTCGGGTGTTAGGCAATGCTTGGGTGTCCGGCAATGCTCGGGTGTTCGGCAATGCTTGGGTGTCCGGCGATGCTCGGGTGTCCGGCGATGCTCGGGTGTTAGGCAATGCTGAGGTGTTCGGCAATGCTCGGGTGTTAGGCAATGCTTGGGTGTCCGGCGATGCTCGGGTGTCCGGCGATGCTGAAAAGTGCGCTAAAAAAGCATTCACATTGTCAACCGATAGTTACCACCTAACTATAACCGACACACACATTACAATAGGCTGCCAAAATCACCCTATAGATTTTTGGGAAAAAGCATCAGTAGATGACATTCGCAGAATGGATGGTGACGGAAGCGCTGAGCTTTGGAAGAAGTACAAGCCGTTTATTTTAATGCTTGAGAAGCAAAGAAACGGAGATAACAATGCCAAAAATTAACGTACTAGGCCATGAATTAACCGGAAGCCAAGAGGCTATCGATGCGTTTAACAAATTCATGGTCAATCGAGCTAACGCAGAGTGCGAACGCATGGACAAGGCTCAGCAAACTATTAACTCAATTTACGCTCAGTTAAAAGAGCTAGAAAAGCAGATTGGAGCAGAAGATGAATAACCTAACCAACGAAAAAATCCGAGCAATTTTGGATGGTGCGCCTGATGGAGTTTGTTCATTTGAAGGGTGGCGGAAACGAGCGAAGTTTGGTTATACCGAAAGCCACAACCTATCCGACCTCCGCGAAATCCTCGCCCTGCGTGAGTCCTTATCTAAAATGATGGAGCAACGAGACGAGTTTGATAATGAGTGCACGAAACTAGCCATGCAAAATAATAAGCTGAGTCAGCGTGTGGCGGAGTTGGAAAGCCAGCAGAATCCAGTTAAATGGTTCACGTACTGCTGTGATGACGGGTACAACGAGCATGATAGCTATGAAGCCGCAAAAGAATACGGTGATGAATTGGTGCGCTCGTGGTTGCATGATTGCTGGGATGAAGAAGTTGCAAATGTCCGTATGGGCGTTGTTACCCATGAAGCGAAAGAGGGTGAAAGAACTTATCGTCAAGGCGAAATTGACGAAGAAGGTTGTGACGAATCAGGTATGTGGTGGGCTAGCGATTGGGATTATGTAGTCAACTGGTCGCTTGAACCACTCCCACAACCACCAAAGGAGAACATCAATGAGCGAGATTAAGCGGTATCACCCAATGATAGACAGAACAGGTCGTTACACGGCTGCAAAAATGCGTCAAATCGCTTGCGGTAGCTACGTTAACTACCAAGACCACACCGCAGCCCTCAACCAAGCGCTTATTGATGCGGTAGAGGATTTTACAGCGGAATTACTTAAAGAATGGGTAACAGGAATGACGTTAGCCGATGTATGGGGTGTCGAAAACAAATTCATCAAACAACTAAAGGAGCAAGGGGAATGAAAAGCAAATTAAAGCTACCAGATTGGACTAAAAACCTACCTAATAAAGCGCTTATAAACGCTAAAGATATGGCAAAAATATCAGGCTACAAAGATGTCCACTGTGCAGTCAATCAGGGTTCTTTGCCTAAGCCTAGCCATCGCTTTGATGGCGGCAGAAACAAAGGCATGATGATGTGGAAGCTTGGGGATCTAAGAAAAGCAGAGAAGGAACAACTTGATGACTAACACGGAAGAATTGATCCATGAATTACGCATGAACTGTGATCACGATGCGGCCAATCTTATTGAAGAACTCCAAGCCCGATGCGCAGAGTTGGAGCGGGAGCGTGATGAGTTATTGAAAAAGCTGAACGATTTAGGTAATATCAACTTAGGCTGTGAGAAGCCGAACAAGTAAGTGTAAAAACAGCGAGTGCATTGTTTTCGGAGGTCAGCTTACAGGCCAATTCTCACCCGATTACAGTGCATTCGCTTTTTTATTGGTGATGATTATGGCAAGACTTATTGCTGGAGTTGGAAATAAAGACGTTGTGCCAATTGAAGAGGGGATTTTCAAAGCTTGGTCAGCAATGCTGCACAGGTGTTACGGAAACACGATGAGAAGCAGGAAAACTAATTGCTACGATGGTGTCGAGGTTTGTCATGAATGGCTTACGTTCTCAAACTTTCAGTCTTGGGCAAAAACAAGATACAAGAAAGGGCTTCAATTAGATAAGGATATTTTATGCCGAGGTTCAAGTAAAATTTATTCTCCTGATACTTGTTTGTTTGTAACGGCAGAGATAAACAACTTCTTGTCGTGCGTAAAAAGGACAGAAAGAGAAACACCAGTTGGCGTGCAGGTTGTTGACAAGAAAAATCCTTACATGGCATTTATAAGCAAAAAAAATAAAACTATAAACCTTGGTTATTATGATAACCCAAAAGACGCGCACAACGCATGGTTAAAAGAAAAGATTTCAATTGGACTTGAACTATCAAAAGGCGTTGAATTAGAAGAAGCAAGATTAAGTTTTATCGAGTTTATAAAAAGCGATAGATTTGCAAAATCTTTCAGGTAAAACAGGCCGATAATATGAAAACCGACACCACTAAACTAAAAGACTTCGATATGTGCGTATACCTTAACACTGAAACAAAATAGGTCGCATTGTGTGGGTGGTGCGGAAAGACAAAGCGATTCATCAATCTAGATTCATCAGTCGACAGTAAAGAGTTTGATGCGACACATTTTATCGAGTACCCGAAAGATGGAAGTCAGGGTAATTTGATATAAGGAGCAACCATGATTACCGAATGGCACCACAAAACAGCACAGGCATATGCAAAGGCGCATCACGGTCACGTTAACGAGTTGCGCAGAAACAAAGCCAGTATGACTTTACCAGGCTACTCATCAGCACAGCACAGGAGCTATTACGAGATGGAAGCATGGCTAATAAATTCCGGCGTAGTAATCGACGTTAGCAGAGAAAAGCAGCGTGAAACACCGCAAAGAGTTATTGATAAAATACGCAATTGTTGCCAGCGTGCGTCGAGCATCATGCATTCTATCGCATAAATCATGCAGTTCGTCGCAGTTTTATTGCGGTAGTTTCATGCGCACGTATACTGGAATCATCAAAACGCAACAACGAGTGCAGATAAAATGTTTCACACAAGTCCGGTAAAAATCGAATCAATCAACAACAACGGCATCGCTGGCAGCTGCTTGTTTTTCTCTGATGATGTTTATCGTATGAGCAGTGAAAGCAAGTTTGTTTATGAAGCTGACTTCAATTGCGTTTCTGCAAGCCAGCTGCACGATGAGGAAATCATCAACGAGATTGCAAACTACTTTGACGTTGACGCGGAAACCGCAGAAGCATTGCTTGATGGCAGCGAGAACGAGTGGAACCTAGAAGGTTTCGAATGCGATGGTGACGATAGTTGGTGGTTGCAGGGTAAACGAGGCGAATGCGCAGTAAAAATGGGCTACGACGGCTGTGAAGACGAAGATGAGCAAGGCACTGTTTACATCGTGCCGATGCTTGGGCGTGAGTCGGAGCTTACTTTAATCGAATCGTAATGGAGGGAATATGATTAACGACTACATGGTGAAGAAAGCCGAGAAATCAAAGCGAAAAGCACGAGATTGGTTCGGCGACGCTGTATCGTTCGCGCTTTTCATTGTGTGGGCTATGGTGTTAGGCGGAATGTCAGGCCTTGCTTACAATGCTATCTTTGGTTAATGAGATTTTACTGATTTACATATTAGCCAGTCTTGCAATCTGCTTCGCAGGTTGGATTTGGCTGGCATGGGTTGAACATCGAGAGGAGAAAAAAAGTGAACGTTGAACAACTAAAAAAAGAAGTTAGCGGAGTAAAATTTATTGTAAAAGACAGCTTTTGCGGTTGGTGGACAAAAGATGGCTTCACAAACGACGAGTCGAAAGCTCATGTTTTTTGTGGAAAGTTTGAATCTGAAAGCCAAGCTGAGGCAGTTTTAAAGCATGGCTGTCAATTGAAGGCTGTTGATTAATTAGCAAAAAAATGGATAAAGCAAAACGTGAAGCGATTGATAAAGCGGTGGTTGCCGCCTGTTAGAAGCAAGTGGAAACACCGAAATGGTAATATTTACACTGTTGAGGGGTACGCAAATGAGTACAGCACGAGCGATAAATACCCAGTCACAGTTATATATGTCGGTGAAAATGGCAAGCGTTGGTGCAGGCCTGCCGATGATTGGTTGCGATCAATGACAGAGCATGCCGAGCGCGATGAGTTGATTGATGAACTAGACAGGCTCATGAACTCACCAAGTCAGCGTCGAGCTATAGCCGCTCGTATTGTAGACAAAGGCTGGCGACCACCCAAAAACTAGGCTAAAATAAACACACCCGAAAGGGCGTTTAGAATGTTGACAGTGGGAAAGACTACACGCGGCGCACAGGACACATTACGAACCCGATAGGTGCCGCATGTCATTTAATCGGTAAGCATCGACCGGCGTGGCAGGGCGACCAATTTAAGCGTCATTAGCTCAATTGGATAGAGCAACAGCCTTCTAAGCTGTCGGTTGCAGGTTCGATTCCTGCATGACGCGCCAACTTAAGGCATAGACATGAACGAACTAGAAACCCAATCATGCGAGATAACATACCGCAAAGTTCGCGGGATAAAAGTTGTTCAATGCTTCGTTGATGGCCTGCTATTCGATGAAAGCACAAAGGTTCACGGAACCTGGTATCCAATTGACACCGAAAACGGCGAGCTTTACTACGATGAGCCGGAGACTATTCACTAATGACCACTATTGCATACGACCATAGCAAAAAACAGATAGCGGTTGACAGCCGAGCATCAGGCGACAACTTAATCCACAGCGACAAGGCTAAAAAGTGGCTTTATCACAAAAGCGAAATCTGGTTTTTTACAGGCTCTTTATGCGACAATGAAAAGCTACTCGGCATGGAGCATGACCACAATCCGGAAGTTAAGCCAGACTGCACAGCCTTAATGGTCAAAGACAGTCAAGTTTATCTAGTTACGTTTAATGGCGACTACTGCGCCCACACTAAAATTGATTACGATTTTACACTAGGCTCAGGCAGCGACTTTGCATTAGCAGCATTAGATTTTAATAAAACAGCTAAAGAGGCTGTTGCATACGCAAAAACCCGAGACACTAAGACTGGCGGCAAAGTACACGTTTACGATATTGCATCAGCCAAATTCCTCTGATTTGCCATAACCCACCAATAACCCTATAATCACTGTAACGGCAGGTTGCCAATCATTTTTGCTTAGGTGAGGTTCACGGTGGCAAAAGACAATTCACTATCCGCAAAGCAAAGAGCTTTCGTTACTGAGTACGTAAAAGACCACAACGCAACAAAAGCGGCAGAGCGAGCAGGATATTCTAAAAAAACCGCTTATTCACAAGGCCAGCGTTTGTTGAAGAAAGCTGAGATAAAATCAGCTGTAGAGTCATTCGAGAAAGAACGAGGCGAAAAAGCTGGCTTAACTGTTGATTGGTTCGTATCTAACTTAATGAGCCTTCATGAAAAGTCAGTCAGAACAATCATCGACCAACAAGGCAACACCCGCATGGATTCGCCCGCCACCGCAGCAAAGTGCTTGGAAATGAGCATGAAGTATTTGAACATAGCAGGCGGCGCTGATAGCGATGAAGGTGATTCGCCTATAACCATTCAGATTGTAAACCCTAATGCCTCAGATAAAGCCGAGTAAGCCACAGTTTGATTACATAACCTGTAATGACCCCTATCCGGCCATGGTATCGGGGTTCGGTGCCGGAAAGACTCAGGCGGCTGTTAATCGCTCTATTATTGGCAAGCTACAATACCCTACTCTAAACCGCGGCTTCTATGAGCCGACTTATGACTTGGTAAGAATGATCGCATTTCCACGATTTGAGGAAGTGCTAACCGAGCTAGGTATTCCGTACAAACTGTATAAGTCACCGCTCAACTACATCGAAATTGAAAATCACGGAAAAATCTTCTTTCGCTCGATGGACACGCCGAGCCGAATCATTGGCTATGAACACGCGGACGCAGACGTTGACGAGTTAGACACGCTCAAAAAAGATGATGCGGCCGAGGTATGGCGGCGCATCCTATCACGTAACCGCCAGAAGAAGCCGGACGGGAAGCCTAACACCATAGGCGTTACCACAACACCAGAAGGCTTTCGGTTCGTTTACGAGAACTGGAAGAAAGAGCCTAAAGACGGATACCGGATTATTCAGGCTTCAACCAACAGCAACCCGCACTTACCAGAGGGCTACATTCAGTCATTGATGGACATATACCCTAGCAACTTGTTAGAGGCTTACATTGATGGACGGTTCGTTAACCTGACCAGCGGCAGTGTATACCCGACATTTAGCCGAGAAGAACTTGACTGCAACGAATCCTATCAACCAAAAGACGCCAGCAAGGGGTTAATGGCCGACGTGATTCACATAGGCATGGACTTCAACGTAAACAAAATGGCCGCTTGCGTATTCGTACAGCGTGGCGACAATTGGGCGCAGGTTGACGAAGTGAAAGACGGGCGCGACACACCGCAGATGATCGAGATTATTCAGCAACGCTATCCCGATTCACGTGTAATCATATACCCTGACGCAAGCGGTAAGAACGCATCAAGCAAAGGAGCAAGCCTGTCCGATATATCGCTATTACGAAAAGCAGGCTTTGAGATACGCGCCAAAGATAGCAACCCGCCGATTAAAGACCGCGTGGCGGCAGTTAACAAGGCACTGGAAGATGGCAAGATTAAAATCAACATTCGCAAATGCCCGACTACAGCAGACCACCTAGAGCAACAGGCATACGACGCAAACGGGCAACCCGACAAGAAATCAGGGCTTGACCATATGCCTGATGCTTTTGGGTACTTTGTGTACTACAATATGCCTATAATCAAACCAATGGCTGCACCACAAGTAAGGCGCTTTAGATGACAGACACACGGCTAGACGCAGAATTACGCAGAGAGGTTTACCGGCAACGGTTTGCCTCTTATCTAGTCAATGAATACGTTAAGTCAACGGTTCAGGGCTTAAGCCGGTCATTACCGCGCGCTCTATCTGATTATGACTTTCCAAACCTAACCCGACGCGAGCTCAACCAGGTAACGGCCGCCATGCGTCAAGAATTTGGCGACAAGTGGTCTGCCATGTGGCAATCAATCACTGACGAACTGCGCGAGCTAGGGCTTCACGAAGCAGAAGCGTTGCAGGAGCTTTACACCGACTGGACAGAGCAACAGCTATCAAGGCCAGCCGAAGAAGTGCTAATTGGTGCCATGAATGCCGCGACAATGACCCTAGTTAGCGGTGAGCGAGTCGATGCCGGCGTATGGGATAGATTCATCAGGGAAAACCAGAACGCTACATACAAGCTCGTTGATGGACTTGTACGCATAGGACAACAGGAAGGCGCGACCAATCAGGAAATCGTTAGGCAGTTGCGCGGTAGCTACAATCGCTCAACCGGAACCTACCAAGGCGGCATACTGCAAGGACGCGCCACACAGTGGGCTGAAACCCTTGTGAGAACCGGCACTAAGCACTACGCCGCAACCGCAAGAGAGCGCACCATTCAAGCGAACCGTGACATTCTCGATCGGCGCATATTGATAGCTACACTAGATTCCAGAACAACAATTTTGTGCAGAGCCAGACATTTGAAGCAGTGGGATTTAGACGACGACAACTACCCGCGCCTACCATTTCACTTTAACGAGCGTTCAGATTATCTGTTTCTGATGCCCGGCGAAGATGGGCTTGACGGTACGATTGCAAGCGTAGGTGGTAAATCTAAAAACCCGAAGGACTACCGAGAGCGACCGCGGTACCGAGGCAGACGCGACAACAGCATATATGACCCCGAACAGGTGAGCGCTAACGTCACTCAGTCAGAATGGCTACGCAGACAGCCACGCGCTTTTGTCGAGTCGGCATTGGGCGATACACGTGCTAAACTATTCTTAGATGGCAAGCTGGACATTGATAATTTTGTTGATATGCAAGGCAGGCCGCTTACACTAGACGAATTAAGAGCAACCACAGCAGGCGAAAGAGCATTCCGCCGCGCAGGTTTGACAGGTGAATGAACATGAAAGATGATCGCGGAGTAAAGACAGAACACCCGATTTACGAAAAGACCATTAGCGCCGTTAAGCTCGTGCGCGATGCGGTTGACGGTAGCGCGGTAATTAAGTCAGACAAGAATAAATACACGTACCTGCCTCACCCATGCCCGCACGAGAAGAACAAGCCAGAGGGCACTGAGCAATATAACCGGTACATCGCAAAAGCAGAGTATGACAATGTGCCACAGTTCACGCTTGATGCACTTGTCGGCGCTATGTTCCGCAAAGACCCTGAGATTAAATTACCGGCTACACTTGTTTATCTGCTGGATGACTCAGACGGAGACGGTACCGACCTTGTTGAATCCATGAGCGTTGCCGCTTCCGAGTGTTTGCAGATGTTCTATTTTGGAATGCTTGCCGAATACACGCGTATTGATGGCATTGAGCCGGAAAACCTAACGCGCACAGAAGCAGAGGAAATGGGGCTAAAAGCTACTATTAAGCACTACCCGCGCGAGTCAATCATCAACTGGGGTTTCCGCATCATTGGCGGCAAAAAGATGCTTTCATTCGTCGTGCTGAAAGAAAAAGATATGCGGCGCATTGAAGGACGCTATGACCAAGAAGAAGTGACAAGCTACCTTGTGCTTGGCCTTGATGCTGATGGCGATTACTTCCAAGAGGAATACGTCGAGAAGAAAGACGGTGAGGGCGAGTGGTCACCACCTATCTACCCGAAAGCAAACGGTGAAACGCTGAAATACATCCCGTTTGAATTCATCATGTCAACCAAGATGCAAGCAGGGCAAATCCCACCGAAGCTCGGCTATATTCATCCTGTCGCAGAAAAAGCGATCGCCCGCTATCAGGTGTCGGCGGACATGAAAGAATCCATGTGGTTTAGCTCAGCGCCTATTTTCACATCGAGCGGCTGGACTGACCAAGCGTTTGATATGTTTAAGAAGATGACCGGGCAGGATTCTATTAGTAGCTCCCCAGGCTCACACATCCCATTACCAGATGGCGGTACATTCGAAATTAACTCGTGGGATATGGCGAACAGCTCGTTTATTAGCTACATGGAAAAGAACGCGGCTGAAATTCGCGCATTGGGCGGCGTATTCGACACCACGGGCGAGCGCGAAGAACAAACGGCTACATCGGCGGCGATTAAAGCGGCTGAGAAAACCGGTACATTGTCCGGTATTACCGGAAACATCGAAAAGTCAATGCGTAAGCTGATTGCTTACTGCGGGCAGTTTATGGGATTAAGCTATGATGAAGCGTTTAACGCGACTGAAATCAGCATCGACCGAGCGTTTACTGTAACCAAGCTATCAGCACAAGAAATCCAAGCCATCACTGCGGCATGGATGCAAGGATTGATGACCACGGCTGATGCACAGAAGAACTTGCGTCAGGGCGGCTTAGAGATTGAAGAAGTCGAGGCGCTACTCGATGACCAAAGCGGAAGAAATCAACCGCCTATTGGCGAAAATAACGAATAGTTGCGGTTTTTAACCAACATACTATAATCACAATGTGTGAGGTTCACACAATAACAGGCTAAAGCGAGGTTCGTCATGCCACTAGAGTTACAATACGATAGCAAAGATGCGATTCCCGAAGATTTTCAGGACTCGTTCACAGAATTCAAAGACGGCGATAAAACCGTTTATGTGCATAAAGACTTAGCCGAAGCGCGTAAAGAGCAGTACCGGCTTAAAGGCGACCTGTCGGAAGCGCAGAAGAAAGCAGAGTCTGCTAATTCGCGTCTAACTGAGTTAGAGCGAGCAGAGCAAGAGCGCAAAGAGCGAGAGCAACAGCGCGAACGTGACGAGCTAGAGGGCAAAGGGCAGTACAAAGAAATCCTCGAAGATGAAAAACGTCGTCACGGAGAAACCAAGAAGCAGTACGACGAGCGTATTGCTAAACTGCAAAAGCAGTTGCGGGATAAAGAGCTTTCGAGTGTTATCTCTAAAGTTGAAGCAAAAGCGCCGGAGAAAAGCCGTAAGGAATTGGCTCGGATTGCTAAACTAGATTTTGATTTTAACGAGGATGGCGAGCTAGTCGTTCTCGATGAAAACGGCAAGGCGACAAGTCAATCAGTCGATGATTACTTGGCGTCACTGCCAGAACGTTACCCGACGCTTGTGTCTGCGGTGCAGAGCAACGGCGGTAAAGGAAAGGGCGGTCGTGGAGGTTCCGACGACTCAGCTAAAACTATGAATCGGTCAGACTTCGATAATCTATCACAGCCGGAGCGCATGAAGTTTATCAAAGCTGGCGGTAAAGTTTCTAACTAAGTAAAAGGAGCCTATTATGGCCAACGTATTAACAGATTTAGCGGCTGACATCTATAAAGCGGCCGATGTGGTAGGCCGAGAGCTTGTCGGCTTTATTCCTTCATCTACCATTAACGGCGATGAGTCACAGCGCGTTGCAGTGGGCGACACTGTACGTTCAGCGTTCACACAGCCTGCAACTGCGGTTGATGTAGCGCCATCAATGACCATCCCCGAAGGCACTGACCAAACCGTTGATAACAAAACGGCCACCATCAGCAAGTCGCGCGCGGTGCAAATCCCGTGGACTGGTGAAGATATGCGTCACGTTAACAACGGCGCAGGCTTTGAAACCATCTACGGCGACCAATTAGCGCAGGCCATGCGCACACTGACGAACGAGATGGAAACTGACTTGGCTATCGAGGCTTACCGCAACGCATCACGCGTTAAAGGCTCGGCAGGCACTACGCCGTTTGCGTCGAATTATGATATTATTCCAGAGGTGCGCAAAATACTGGTTGATAACGGATGCCCTACCTCAGATCGACAATTAACGCTGGTAATGGATACGGCGGCAGGAGCCAATTTGCGCAAGAAGGCAAATCTGCAAAGTGTTAGTGACTCCGGAAACGACCAACTACTACGTCAAGGCACCTTGCTCGATCTGCAAGGAATCATGATTAAAGAGTCAGGCAACGTTGCATTACACACCGCAGGCTCAATCACTGCCAACGTAACCGTAACTGGTGCAGAGTCAGTTGGCGCAACTGAAATCGGTGTTACCACTGACGGCACCGGCGCGGTTAGCTTGGTCAAAGGTGATGTCGTTACCTTCGCCGGTGGCGATGACCAATACGTTGTTGCGGCTGATGTTACAATCGGGTCTAGCACTACTGGTGTGATCACCATTCAAGAGCCGGGTTTACGTTCAGCGCTTGCAGGTAGTGAGGCAGTTGCGGCAGAGGCAAGCTATACCGGCAACGTAGTATTCCACCGCCGCGCATTAGAGCTAATCGTTCGTCCGCCAGCTGTACCAAGCGGCGGCGACCAAGCAGACGACGCCATGGTTATTCAAGACCCGTGGTCAGGCATTCCGTTTGAAGTTCGCGTATATCGCGGCTACAAAAAAGCGATGTTTGAAGTTGCGGTGGCTTATGGCTACAAGTGCTGGTTGCCTAAGTTCGTCGCTGGCTTGCAAGGCTAATGTGCATTAGCTGAAAATACGTACTATAATAGCCCCTATATGGGGCTATTTTTTTAACCAATGGAGAAACCCAATGGCTAAGTTAAACACAGTTAAAGTAAAAGCTGACCATTTAGAAAGTGGCTATATGCTCGTAAACGAATCAGACTTTGACAAGTCAAAGCATGAGCTATACGGCAAGCCTGAAAAGAAAGCAGAGCCGAAGAAAGAGCCTGCTAAGAAATCAGCGAAAACGAGTAAATAAAAATGGACTTCTTTCTCGGGTTGCCGCGAAAACTCGTAACACTGCCTGACAAGCTAGGCATCAGTCGAATGCAAGTAGACGTCGGCTCTACAGGCTTCTTCGATAATCGAGAGTCGCGGTACTTCCGAGAGTTTGACATTCCAGCCGGTGTTTCGTGGTGGATTAAAGTTGTTGTTCCTCAAAACGGAATTATACTGCGAACGCAGGAAGTTTCGGTTGATACAGGCGTTGTAAGGTTCAGGGCTTGGCGAGACTTAGCTATTGACGCTAACTTTGTAGCGCCTGCCACGCCGACTGATGTTCACACGAACACAAGCGCTTTGGTTAGCGGGCTCTTTCGGCAGAACAACCTACCTTCCGCCCCTGATTACACAATGCTAACGCAAATCACTGAGTCAGGCGCAGCTAATCAGGCGGTAAGCGGTGGTATTTGCTCAGAGTCTAAGCGCGTCAGAACGTCAAACGCAACAGCGCAGCGTATCAGCGTCGGCCTAACAACGTCTGACGAGCGCGGCATCGATGCAGGCACGTATTACCTCTAATTGCAAAATATCGGCTCAGGCAACGTCACAGGCGAATACGTATTGAAGTTTGAAGAACGAATAGGAGAGGGCTAATGGCGTTTATTGTTGAAGATGGCTCAATCGTTGCGAATGCTAATGCCTATATCACAGTCGAATTTTACCGCGAGTATTGGGCTGACCGTGGCGTTGATGTTGCCGACCCAACACAGACGGACGCACAGATTCAGGCGGCTATCATTTTGGCGACGCAGTACATCGATAATGCTAATTCGTGGAAAGGCTTTATTGTCACTGACAAGCAGGCGCTGGATTGGCCGCGCTCTAGCGTTTACGACAAGGACGGGCGCGACATTGATTATCAATCAATCCCACTTGAAGTTAAAAGCGCAACAGCTGAATATGCTTATCGATCAATTACCAACACTGACGGACTATTGCCCGACCCCGGCGATTTGGGTGCAGTAAAGCGTCAACGCGACAAAGTAGGCTCACTGGAAACGGAAACCGAATACCAAGATAACACGGGCGGATATTTCGGCATTAAAGAATATCCAGCGGCTGACCGGTATTTAGCCGAGTTTCGCAAGGGCGGCGTAGGTGGCAATTTTGCCAGGCTGACAAGGTGCTAAGATGGCAGTATTACCAAGCAAGTTCCAGCAATTAGCGACCAAGCTACTAGGTGACACGTTCGGCGCGTTTGCAAAAGACTTGACGTTAAAGCGCACTGTTCCGGCTCAATACCCGAGCCCATCGACCACTGTTGAGCAGACAGGAAAGGCGACAACGCTTGAAACGGATTTTGCAAAATTCGACGGAGAGCTAATACAGACCGGCGATATTATTGTCGTGACAGAATTTCAGCAGTGGACGACAGTTAAACCGCGCACTGACTTAACAAGCGTCACTTATGACGGTAAAGCCTATCAGATTGTCAATTATCAGGCCGACCCTGCCGAGGCTACCTATACAATACAGTTGAGGCCGCTGTAATGAGCTTTGCGAACGATTTATCAATAGACGACGAGCTGACTGCCGAGATTAACAAAGAAGCACGCATAGTTGCTCTCAAGGCGCTTCGTAATGTGGTGTTGGCAACTCCGGTGGACACAGGGCGTGCACGTGGCAATTGGCGCGTTGGAGTTAACTTTGACCCGACAGGCGAAATTGAGCGCAAAAGCCGGAAAGGCTCTATTGCAATCAAGGTCGGTCAGTCAGAGATTGCAGGCGCTAAAGATAAAGGCTTGGTTGATATCGTGATTGCAAACAACTTATCTTACATCGAGCGCTTAAACGATGGCTGGTCAGAGCAGGCACCCGCAAAGTTCGTTGAGAAAGCAATACGGAGAGCTGTTAAATGACCGCAAACAAAAGCACACGCAACGCGCACGATGAAATCATTAAACGGCTTTTGGGTGGCTTGCCTTCCGGTTACACCTATGAGCAGGTCAAGTTGCCTAATATGCGCTTTACTACGCCATCTAACGACCGATGGCTACGCCTATCAATCATTACATTAGACACTGAGAATACTCAGGCAGGCTCTAACCCGTGGGAGCGCACAGAGGCTTTGGCTGTTGTTGACATATTCTATCCTACCGGCTCGTTTCTCAATCCCGACTATCCGTGGTCTGCTGACGCAAAACCAAACATGACAGACGCCGAGGTTATCAAGTCATTATTTAGCAATCAGCGGTTTAATGGCGTAAACTGTGAAGAAGCGACCATTGACGAGTTGGGCGACTTCGAGGGGCGCGTAACGGAGTCTGGAACGTGGTTTCAAACGCAAGTATCAATCAATTTTTACTATGAGGGCTGTTAACTATGGCTGCACGTACATTATCCGGCAACGACATTTCCGTTTGGAAGGTCGAGCAAACCGTAAAGGGTGAGATACCCGCCAATCCTGAATTTAACTATTTCCGACGTACTGAGGGTGCCGCGCGCAAGCAGGTTGCTTATGTGCAATCGTCAGAGGTCAAGACAAACCGGCAGGCGCGTCAAAACCTGAAAGATACCGTCACATTCCCATCCGAGTTGTCGTTTGAAATGACCAAGCAGACCATCGGAGAAATGCAGGCGGCATTCCAAAGCACTGAGTCGGTACGAACCGCAACAAGTGCAACCATCGCCTTTGATGCTACAGGCGCGAGCTCAACTGATGGCTCTTTCGCAGGCTTCGATGCAGGCGACTACATCTTTGTTAGTGGTTCAACAAGTAACGACCGAGTTTTCAAGATTACCGCCAAGACAGACAGCGACAATGTTGATTTATCGCCAGCGCCAACAACTGAAGCGGCAGGGGCATCAATCACGATTGACTCGAACCGTACAGTTACAGGTAAAACGCCGCGTTATTTTGCAATTCAAACGCGCACGGTTGACCAATCAGCCGTTGGTAACGTCGATTACCGCACGTTCTACGATTGCCAAATCAATACCGGCTCGTTCGAGATTGCGGAAAGCGGCATTGTCACAGGGGCGGCTAACTACGTTGGTGAGCAATTAAACCCCGGCTCAGCTTCAATCAGCGGCCAAACTGACGCGGCAATTGACCAATCGGCGGTCATTTCTGCTCAGTCCGGTATCGAGCAGTTTTGGGTGGACGGAACGCCGGACGATTGCATCATCAAATCTATGGGTTTTGAGCTGACCAACAACTTGCAGGAAGATAACGCGGCGGCTTGTGAAGGCGCAGAGTACGCCAACGGTGACTTGGGGCTTACAGGTTCACTTGTTGCGCGTAACCGCATTGATGACGCGAACGTATGGCGTGACCGATACGAGAACGGCACTAACTTAGAGTTGGCTGTAACCGTTGACCACGGAAACGACGAAAAAACCGTTTTTGTTGTCGAGTCGTGCAAAATTACTGAGCACACCCGCGCCAACGGCTCAAACGCTGTGGCAAACTCAGAAATGACCTACTCAGCGGAAGAATCCAGTCGAGGTTATACGGCGGCTATCTACCGTAATTGGGTGTAATTACAGGAATAAGAAAGGGGCTTAATGCCCCTTTTTTCTATTTAAAATCTTGAACAATGCAACTATTGAGCCATTGCCCACAATGGTGAAAAAGTAAGCATACAAAAAGAACAGGATAAAAGACAATATCTCACCGCTTTCTATCGCGTTAATGTAAAAAATTAATGCCGGAACCACTGCAAAGCAAATGACAAAAAGAATAAAAACATCAGTAATAAGCCTTTTCATTTCAATTCCTTCAGTTTAACGCCTGTCAATTCGTACATGACGTATGCGAACGTGTGAACATCAACGCGCCTTGAACATAGCCTCCTTAATTGCTTGTAAGCTACCCCTATTCGCGGCTCAATTTCCAGCATTTGAAATAAATCCTCAGCCGTAACAAAACCCTGCCGGTAAACCTGCTTTACAACTACAGGGCGTCGGTCTAGCTTGTCGAATATAAAATCAATCAGTTTGCGTATCATTATTAACCCTCACTATGTAGCTGTTTTTCTGCATAGCCCTGTTGTGTCTGCGAAACCTGCGCTTGTCTAATTTAGGCCTGCTAGTCATAAATAGCTTTGCCGGGGTGCTTTTAATCGCCTCAAGTTTGGACTTAAAAGTTGCAATTTGGAATGGGTTTATGGGTAGTCCTAGCATTTGGTTTTTCAGCTTGTAAACCTCAAATTTTACTATCTCGTTAGCTAAAACCATAGCCTTCATATATTGCCGCTGGTCAATCTTGTTCATCTATCGCCTCCAGTTTCCGCTTAACTCCCAAGCACACAATTTCAAATAGTGCTGCTTTGTTTTTATGCCAGTTAATTAGCGTCTGAATGCTAACCCCGCTAAGTCGGCTTAACTCAGCGAGGCTATCAAGCCCCGCTTTTTTTGCTTGTTGTGATGGGGTCATGTTAGCTCCTTTATATCGTATGAGTTGAAGATGTAAATGCCAGCGCTCATATCTTGGCTTTCTAGCTCTAAAAGGTAAGCTAAAGCCTTTTCCTTGCTGTCAAAGCTACCGCTCAATACGCGGCCGCTTTTTGCCGATGTCACATAATACATAAAAACTCCTTTATTTTATTGCTTCCAAGTATGCTTTTTTGCTAATGCGTAGGCAGAATCTAATCCAAAATGACTGGGCGTCCTTTTCGCATTAACTTGATAAAAAGTATATCAAACTATTGTAGTATTACAAGTATTTTAGTAATTATTTTAGATTATTTGTAACCTGCCATATGTGTAGTAAACTCAACGCAAACAAAGGAGATTAAAAATGACATCACCGCTAGAGCTATTCAGAGAAGACAAAGACAAGCAAGAAAACGGCTCCCCCTGCTACGTGGGCGACATGACGTTTTACATCAAGCGCAACGGTACGCCTGAATCGAAAAAGCAGATGGCTGATATACGCGAAACGCTGTACGGCCTGCATCCGAGCCCCAAAGAAATTGACGAATGGCGCATATGGGCGCATTGGCTGGCAGAGTACGGCGTGACCCATTGGGAAATCATGCAAGAAACCGACGAGGGCGAGAAACCGTTAGAGTTTAGTCGGAGGGCGGCGCGTGACGTGTTTCTGAATGACGAGTACCGTTTGAGCCTTGTGCCGCACCTCGCTAACTTCTGTCTGAGCTACGAGAACTACCTATTTGACCAAGCGCAAGAGGACGCCGAAGCCGTAAAAAAGCCGTCAACTTCTACAGCGACTTCACCTCCGCAGACGAAGCGCGACGAGAGCTCAAAATCCTCTACCCCGAAAAAACGGAAGCCGAAATCGAAGAAATGATACCGAAGCTGAACGGCAGGCAACAGGAGCTTCTTTACTTTTTCAACCGGCTTTCACGGCAACGCGATTACATGGGCGAAACTAAGCCAGTGCCGAAAGCGCTAAAGCTGCATGAAATTCGCGCAGAATTGCCCTATACTACTTACAATCCTGAGTGGTTCGTTTGGTGCATTGAGCAGATAGACATGCAATGGCTAAATGATAAATATGACGAGATAAGGCGGCGTAATGGCAACTGAAAAACGAATTAAGATAGTCGTTGACTCTAAGAACGCAAAACGTGATGTTGACGACTTAGATAATTCAATGCGCGGCCTCGGTGGAACGGCTGACCGCACAACTAGCGGACTCAGTACATTATCCCGCGTTGCCACCGCTGTTATCTCTGCCGTAGCTGTTCAGCGTGTCGTCGCATATGCCGACGCATTCAGCGAATTACAAACACAGCTTAAACTTGTTACCGATTCATCAGCAGAGCTTAACCGAACCACACAAACGCTTCTCAAGCTGTCAAATGAAACCGCTAGTAGCCTAGATGGCACGGTCGGTATTTACACTAAGCTGACACGCGCTACGGAGCAATTAGAAGCATCAGAAGAAGAAATTCTAGCCGTTACCCGTGCCATCAACCAATCATTCGTCATCTCAGGCGCATCAGCAGAAGAGGCGGCCAACGCTATCCGTCAGTTAAATCAGGGTCTAGCATCAGGTGTATTGCGCGGCGAAGAATTTAACGCAATCAACGAAAACGCAGACCGACTAGCTCGCGCGCTTGCTGACTCTCTAGGTGTTACTCGTGGCGAACTGAGAGCATTGGCCGCAGAGGGTGTGTTAACTACTGAAACTGTATTTAACGCGCTGAAAGGACAGGCTGATGCTATCAATGACGAATACGGACAGGTGGATTTAACGGTCGGGCGAGCATTCAGTAATCTTAATGACTCGTTGACAGTGGCGGTTGGTCGATTTGACCAAGCTACGGGGGCGTCAGGAGCTTTCGCGCAAGGCATAGATAGAATATCTGACGCGATCAATGACGCAGACTTTAAGTCTTTTGGAGAAGATGTTGCTGAGCAGTGGGATTTGGCTTATGAAGGTTTGATACGCTACCTGCCACTTGTTGCGCTCGCTGAGAAAGTGAACGAGGCTTATGCAAATTCGGCAGATGATAATAACGACACCGTAAACGAGGGTTTGCGTGAAACAATACGCCTTTACGGGCAGCTCGCACAAGTTACCGGCATGGCATCACCAAGGCCAGTACGAGTTGACCAAGACGGCGCAAGTCAATCCACCGGAGTTTTGCGCTCCGATGCTGGTGCGGCAAATGAGTTTGCAACAGAAGGAACAACAGAAGTTCCCGGTATCAACCCGAAAGGAGGCGCTACGGGCGAGGCGGCTTTAATCCTGTTACGCAACCAAGCGGCGGAGGACGCAGCCAGAGCGCGTGAAGAACTAGAGCGGCAGAACCAAGCGATACTGTCAGAGCAGTTCGTGCAATCCGAGCAAATGCGCACAGAGCAACTACAAAACGAATTAGCGCGGCGATTAGAAGTGCAACGCGCCTATGAAGAAACGAGCTTTGGAGATGACGCAACATTCTATGAGCGCAGACTTGCTGAAAACCAGTTCCGCAAAGAAGAGCAGCTGGCAATGCTTGAGGAAGAGCGTCAAAACGAGATTGCTCAACAACAACTGCGACGCGAAAGAATTATTGAAAATGAGAGGTTAACATCAGAAGCGCGGCAGGAGGCGCTGGCCGAAATCCGCGAACAAGAGCTAACGCAACAGCAGATATTTGAAGATAAAAAGACAAGGATTGAGCAGGAAGCGGCGCAAACAAGAACTGAGATTAAGAAAGCTGAGGAACAGGCCAAGCTACAAGCAACGCTGGGCGCGGCTAGTGATATTATCGGCGCCATCGGCGCTATCGGCAAAAACTCAGTAAAAGTTCAAAAGGCAGTTGCAATAGCTCAGGCTGGCATATCTATCGCGTCCGGCATCGCAAGAGCCCAAGAGCTTGGGTTTCCTGCTAACATCGCAGAGGCGGCGCGTGTAGCGGCTGTTGGCGCAAAAGCATTTTCAGCTATCAGGTCGGCAGAAGTTGGCGGCAGTCCAGCCAACCCGCAGTCAGTCGCAAGCGGCTCAGGTGGTGCCGCATCAGTTAGCGCATCAACGCCAATCAGGACGCAAGAACCACCAAGTCAATCATCAGTGTTTGAGATTAAAGGCTTCTCCGAGCTTGCTCAGCGCTTATCAGAGTTTGACCCTGGCGAGCCATTACCGGCAGAGATTGCACAGCGTTTAGCTATCAGCATTGAAAGTATCAGAACATTAGAGGGCGGTAGCGCATGACAAATTTAGTTTCAGTCGCGGCAAGTAGCGTATTACAGCTAAAGAAAGAGCCGCGGCTCGCATATCTTAATTTTGCCAAAACAGCGGCAAACATTACAGCTAGTCATGACGCGTCAAGCGTTGCGGCGCTTTATGACGATATGACTACAGTTAAATGGCGTCCGGGCGTTAGCGGCGTTTCATACGTTCAGTTTGAGTCAACTCTATTTGCTAACGGTGTTGGTCAAAATCTGCCAACGTACGACTATGCCGCGGTTGTTGGATGCAATTGGGCTACCGCTGGCGCATCAATCATCGTTAAAGACGAGAACGACACTATTGTCGGTCAAGTTACGGGGTTACGAGATAATCAGCCTGCCTTCATGGTGTTTGAGTCTCGCACAAGCGGCGCGTTGCGGTTCGAGTTTACAGCAAGCAACGCTTCGTTAGAGGTTGGTGAAATATATTACGGCAAGACAACCGAGCTACCGCGTAACGTGTCAGTCGGGTATCAGCCCGGGCGCTGGACGACTAACGACATCATCACCACGGGGCGCACAGAGTCAAATCAATTTAGCAATTCGACTATACGCGCTCGCGGCACCACAGAACGCTTTAGTATCAACTATGTTCCGCTTTCATTTATGGAAGTTCAGTACGTTAACTTCATTAACGATGCAAAAGGTCTACCGGTGTTCTTTCTGTGGAATCAGAACGAGCGCAGTCACGCTGTTTACGGCTATTGGGATGCAAGCCCGCCGCGCTTTACATCAAGCCTTTACAGCAGTATTGATTTGACTATACGGGGTGTCGCTTGAGCTACGTAACAAAAAAAACGCAATCGCAAAGACAGGCGTTCACGCTCATTGAAATAGACGTCGATATTAACGACCCGGCGCTTGATGCTGAATTTGCGCAAGACCCGAACAGCTACGGAACCCCGCGCACAACAGACGATATACGCGCTTATACCGGCGTTGACTTTCGCACATACCGATTCAGCGACCAACAGCTTTTTGGCATAGACCACTTTACCGGCCTTGATTCAGTTAACACGACCACACCTAAAGTTGAGCCAGGAAAATCAATCGGCTTTCGCGCGAGCGCATCAATCAAGCTACAAGACTTTATCGACAATGACGTTTTCAGCCTTCCCCCGCCATATGACGACAGAAGAACTACGGGCGCGTTTTGGCCTAAATTCATAGCTCGAAACTACCTTAAAAACCGGAAGTGCCGAGTCATCCGAGGCTACGACCCGTTTAACTTTGACTTGGCTAACTGTCAGGTCGAAAACTACATCATCGATGAAGAACCGAGAATCGACATAAAAGGCAACGTAACGCTTAAATTGGTTGACCCTTTGAAACTGACCAACGGAGTTAATGCGAAGGCTCCTGCGGTTTCTCAGGGTGTTCTAGCGTCAGACTTAAACGATAGCGCGACAACGCTTGATTATACATCGACCGTTGCGGACGAATACGGAGCTGTTGGCGCAACCGGCGTTATTGCTTTATCGAAAGAAGTTATGACGTATGAAGTGCTAACCGCAGGAACATCGGGACAATTGCAAGTCGTGCGCGGAGCATTCAAGTCAGAGCAACAAACGCACGATGCAGGCGACACGATTCAAAAATGCTTGTTCTATGATGACACAAACATCATGGATATTTTCGATGACTTGATACGCAACAATACCGAGATTGATAACGCCTACATCACGACGACTAAATGGAATGCGTTAAAAACCGGCGAGCTGGCAAACTTTAACCTGACTAACATCATCACCAAGCCGACAGAAGTTAAAAAGCTGCTGAATCAGTTGATACAGATTAGCGGCGCTTCCATGTACTTTGATGTTATAACTGAAACTATTGAAGTGGTGCCAACGCCGAATTTTGATAGCCCGGTCATCAGCTACAACGAAACATCGCACATTGAACAAGATTCGATTAGCGTGAAGCCAGCAGACGACAAATTGATAACTCGCCAGATCATCTACTGGGATAAGCGAAACCCGACCGAGGGCGACGACGAAAACAACTTTGCAAAACGCTTTGCGGTTATTGATGCAAGCGTCGAGGCGGGGGCCAACATCGGCGTTCAGTCTAGCGGTGACGATATTAAATCATCGTGGCTAGTCAATGACGTTGAAGACAACCAGATTGCAACCAGTATTGTTCAGCGCAACGTCCAGCGCTTTAACTCAATACCGCGAGAAATAGAATTTACTGTTGACTCGCGCTGGGTTGGAGAGCTTGAGAACGGCAACCGTATGTGGCTTGGCTCGGTATTCGAAGTTGCGGTGACGAACGAAGTCAATCCCGACGGCACTAAAAGAACGGTTACAGCGCAGTGTGTAGAGATTAAACGCGACCGCGACGATGATAAATGGAAAATAAAAGGGCTGACGTACAACGCTAACGTGGCGGCTAATGTCGATTACTACGTCGAAGGCGAGAAATTGGATTACATTCTGGCCGATGACCCTGATTTTGCGCCTATATTGACAGCAGGCGGTGCGAGAGAATACGTCGTTGTTATTACTAATTCTGCAACGATTGGCTCAACATCCGTCAGCAACGCATCATTCCGACAGGGTACATTTCCATCCGGCGCTACGCTTAAACTTACCCATCAGGGCAAGGTTCTGGGTAAGGGCGGCAAAGGCGGCAAAGGCGGTGATATTTCCAATGTTGGCGGGTGTCAGGCTGGCTCAGGTTTTGACGGCCAGGACGGCGGCGATGCGTTCGAATTTACAACTGATGTGGTGCTGGATAACCTGCTTGGCTTGATTGGCGCTGGCGGCGGTGGCGGTGCTGGCTCCGATGCTCAATGCTTTACTGACACCAGTGGTGAGGCAGGCTCGGGCGGTGGTGGCGGGCAAGGCTTTCAAGGTGGCGCAGGAGGTGCCGCGGGCGCGGCTTTAGACCCTCAATATACTGAGGGTGTTAGCGGCCAGTCTGGCACCAGAAACTACGCAGGAGATGGCGGAACATCGAACGCCGGAGATGGCGGCACGCTTGGACAGGACGGTCAATCAGCATTTGTGGGAATCAGTCAAGGCGGCTCCGCTGGTCGTGCTATACTTACTAACGGAAACACAGTTACAATTACTGCTGGCGACAACGCCGAGCAAATTAAAGGGGATATAGTCTAATGGCTTCTCTAGCAAACTATGTATTTACACTTGTTTTAGATAAAGACGACGCGAACGGAAACAACGTTGGTAAAAACGTGCCGATTCAAATTCGCACCGCTGATGCGGCGGCTAATTTAGTTACGATATACTCTGACGCCGACGGATTAAATCCCATAAATCAGGAAACGTCCGTTACTAACTCGCTCGGCAAATTCAGCTTTTGGGCTGAGCGTGGCCTTTATCAAGTTTATGTAAATAATCAGCCTAACGAAATTATACCAGTAAACGGGTTTGTTACTTATGATTCGCTAGAGATAACTGACATTGGACAGAGTGCGCAAGAAGTAGAAGATGCGAAAGACCAAGCTCTTATTGATATTCAATCTGACGTTGACGAGGTTGATTCAGCTAAGAGCAACGCCTTAAACGTAGTCATTCCAGGCTACGTGCAAGACGTTCAGGACAGAGCAGATCAAGCAGACAATCAAATAGAAAGCATCGTAACAAACACTCAGGATTTAGCTGAAGCAAAGTTAGACGATGTTGGTTTTATCTATAAAGACCCTGAAACTTTTGCGACTGGATCAACGCTTAGCGGAAACGCAGAGGCGCTACTATGGTCTGTTGACGATGGCGGTAATGGAGAATATTACCGCTGGACAGGCGCTTTCCCTAAAGTGGTTCCAGCTAACTCGACGCCTGCTTCAACAGGCGGTGTTGACGAGGGCGCATGGAAAGCAACTGGTTACTCATCTTTAAAGCAAGAGCTAGCATCTAGCGATGCAGATAAAGGCGCATTGCTTGTTAAACGTGCAACTGTCAACGTTGCAAGCGTAGCTGACTTAAAAGCATCACCTGCTACGCTTGGAACTATCATCGAGACTCGGGGATACTATTCATCAGATGACGGTGGCGCTAATAAATATATCGTCGTTCCTGCTGCGACTGGAACAGATGACGGTGGTTCGTATATTGATATGGACAGCGGGCTTCAAGCTAAAGGATTGTTTCAGAGTAACGTATCTGCGGAGCAATTCGGGGCCGTTGGGGATGGTGTGGCTAATGACACTCTTGCTTTTGAATCACTAAGTCTTTTTTCAAACGGGAGAATGATTGTTCTACGGGGCGGCGCAACTTACTTGGTTGATAGCGTTTCTTTCCCAGCTAACTGCACTTTGATAACCAATGGCGCTAAATTCGTATTTTCGGGCGTGGGCGCAGGGACTAACCAGCGCGTGATTAACGTTTCTGGATCTGGTCACTTTAGGGCGACTGAAATCCGTGTAGAAGTACCGACAGGGATAGTGCACCAAAACATGGTCAGTGTTTCTGCAAGCACGGTGAACATCGACAGAATTGAAGCGATTAGCGCAGACCAACAAGCTTACGGAAACGAGCTTTTAGACGGTGCGGTTAGCATAACGGGTGATATTGTAAACGTTGGCTCATATCAAATAACTAATAGTGATCGAGCTTTTATCATTAACGGCTGTAGGAGTGTAGAGGTAGGCGCTGGAGAGATAAACTCATACCGTCTAGGTATTTGGATTGAAAACTGTGATACAATAAAAATAAAAGAGCCTGTTGTAAAAACCGCCTCGCCAAATGCAAACTTTGACCCAGGGAACAACGGTATATTGATGGCTAAAGTCCGCGACGTGTACATCCAAAAACCGATTATCGAAGATGCGGGCGAACACGGTATTCGCGTTGGTGGTGGCGGCGGTTTTAATTCCGACAATATAACGATTGACCGTCCTAAAGTTTTACGGCCTGGGCGTAACGGGATAAAAATACGACCTGATGAAGCTAATAAAGCAAATAACGTGTGGATCTTGTTTCCTGAAGTTGTTGATGCAGGCTTTGGGAGTACAGCGAGTGGTAACAATAAAAATGGGTTGCTGCTAGAACGCTGCGTTTACGCAACGGTTATAGAACCCCGTATAATAAAAGACCAACGCGCTGTATCCGCCGTTAGGGGTATTGAATGTTTTGACGTTAACAATATACGTATTGTTGGCGGGTATGTTTATGACCCCGCTGAAAACTCACTATTCGTGACCAGTGTAGGCAACGACGATAGCGGGTCTACAATTTACAAAGACATTAATGACTTGTCGGTTTCAGCAGGTTTCCGATCTTCTACCGCAGGTCAAAGCGGAATACTTGTGGACTATCAAAACGCAAAACTCAGAAACCTAGACATTGACTGCGTGGTAACGGATTCAGGTAATTTCGGCTTTGAACTTAGAGACGACTCCGGTTTGGGTGCAATACAACAGCGCGGCTCGTTAAAAATCCGTAGCAACGGAGATTCTTCAGGCGCTTACGGGGGTTCTGGGTTAGAGCAATCAAGAATGCTTATTGATGTTGCGTCTAGCGTGATTGAGGGCTTTGTAGGATCGGATGGTGTAACAGGGAATAACCTGCCGCACAACGTCTCTATTTCTAAAGTAGCGACTGGTATTTACGACATAGTTCACAACTTAGGATTTGGAGACTCAAACTTAATCCCGAACATCATCGCGTATGATGCGAACGTTTACCCGTCAATCATAGCGAATGCAGATATAAACACGTTGCGGGTGAGATTTAAAACTGGCGGCGGTACTGATTTCGATACTGACTTCTTTTTTGAAATTAGATCCAATGGTCGTTCTTATTGATATAAACATGCAATTTATAAAGGAATGACATCAGGCATGGAGCTTAACTTTTGTTAAGGCATTATTAATACTAGTAATGGTTGACTTGGCGATTGTTATGTTTATATTGGTGGCGAAGAAATAATTAAAGGGGCTTTCACCCCTTTTTTATGAATTTCTCCACATTTTAACGTTAGACCAATCAACGCTATCTGGTTTAACGCGCAACTTTTTTTGCCCCGCTGGCTTGATGAATTCAACATCAACCAACTCACCACAATCAGACGGTTTACTATTACCTTTTAAATTTTTCCATGACATAATATTTACCTTTTGTGCTATGATTTAAATCCATTCACTGATTGGAGTATAGCATGGCGACTACACGACAAAAGAAACGCGGCGGCGGTACTAAGCGTAAATAATGATTTATGCTGATTACGCATTGATAGCTTGTTTCGTCCTATCGGCTGTAATGGTTGATGGGCGAAACGCTATAATTTCGCTGTTTGCATTTCTGTTATCCATTCAGTTTTTTTACATGCCGATTTCGCCAAGCAACACCCATCTTGCAACGGCTTTTATTTACGCCTTATCGGTCATTCCTGCTTCATTAAAGCAAAAGCGCTACATTTTTTTGATTTCCGCATTCCAGTACATTATGGCAGTTGACGCATACGCGAGCCCATACAATGAAACGCTATTATTTATGGCTTACCCATACGTATCATTTGCGCTAAACTTGTTGCTATTAAGCAATTTATGGAACAAGGAAAATATCAATGCTACTCAAACTGATCGCTTTTTTGGCATTTTTAGGCGTTGGTCTGCTATTATTAGTCGCATGGATAAACATTAGACACGCTGATAAAAAGCAAAGGGCTAAGAGAAATGAATGACCAACCATCGACCACAGAAGTGTTAAGAGAACACCGCTACGAAATCGACACACTGAAAGAACAGTCGTCTGAAACCAACCGCAATATCAACAAGCTCATCGATTCGATGAACGGACTATCGAAAAACTTCGCTGTTTACGCTGAGAAGCACGACCGAACCCGCGACGATGTGACAAAACTCCACGATGAGATTAAGTCCGGCTTTGTTAGCGTCAGACAGGACTTAGAGCAAACTAAAAAGCTCGTGCAAGCGCACGAAGTCATTATCGCAGGTCATACACCCGTGATTGACTCCCTCAGAAAACTTAATAACCGCTTGATGATAGCGGCCATACTCTTTATCGCATCAAGCTCAACGGTAGGCTACTTAGCCGTTCAGGGGTGATTTATGAACAACTTAGAGCGCCAGCTATTGCGGCATGAAGGTTTAAAGCTAAAGCCTTACCGCGACACGGTAGGCAAGTTAACCATCGGCATTGGCCGCAACTTAGATGACAACGGCATCAGCGAGTCAGAGGCGTTAACTATGCTACGCAACGACATAGCAGAGGTTAAGTCGTCACTAGAGCGCTTTAAGTGGTACGAGCGCATAGATGCTAACCGACAAGACGTAATCGCCAATATGTGCTTTAACATGGGATTGCCGACGCTTCTTAAATTTAAGCGGATGATTAAGGCTTTAGAAGATCACAATTACAATCAGGCGGCCAACGAGATGCTAGACTCTAAATGGGCGCAACAAGTAGGCAATCGAGCCGTTGAGTTAGCCCGCATAATGAGGAATGATTTATGAGCATTTTAACCGCTTTAATACCGATTGTCGGAGATGTGCTGGACAGGGTTCTTCCTGACGAGCAAGCAAAGCAAAAAGCAAAGGCTGAGCTAACTAGCAAAATGCTAGAGCAACAAGCAAATATCGAGAACGCGGCGGCTGGCGTTGTTAAAACCGAGGCGGCAAGCAAGCACTGGCTGGCGGCAAATTGGCGACCACTTTTGATGATTACGTTCGGCGGACTTATCGTTGCGCGATGGTTTGGGTGGGCTGCACCCAATCTTACCGAGTCTGAGTACCTTGCATTGTGGGATATTGTCGAGCTCGGTATTGGCGGTTACGTCATTGGTCGTTCTGGCGAAAAGATAGCCCCGCTTTTTGCTGATGCAATAAAAAACCGAAAACAATAAGCATAAAAAAGCCCGGCGAAACTGGATAGAAAAGCCGGGCAAGCACAACAACGAGAGAGAACGTGAATCGCAGGGAGCATAGCAACTCACATCTTTAATTTAGCGCCTGAATAAACGTTTGTAAAGCCTTTGTTTCTTATTGTATATCCGCTTGATGCGCTCTAAGTATTCTTTGCTAAAAGTACGGGTGCTATTATCCTGCTCTATTCGCTCGACCCGTTCTATTCCAATACGTCTAATCAAGTTGATTCGATAGTCAACGACAGCGCCAGACATATATCGGTTGCAGTAGTGGCACTGAGCCGCCATGTTAAACAGATTAAACCGCAAATGACCTGCTGCGCCGCGCGACCGGTAATGGCCGCAGTCTACCTTGCCGCCATACGTATTCCAGTCCATAGGCTTGTTACAGCTAATGCAAGGCTTACCATAATCGCGAATACGCACAAACCCATTGATTGCCGATTGAGCTTCTGAAATCAACTGTGAGCGAGTTTTATTTTTGCGGCGGTATTCCGTCGCCTCTTTCCTGTTAGCCTTTTCACGATCGATTTTGCCCTGCTCTAGCGCACACTTTGGATTAGCGCAACACTTCTGCATCGAATTGAAAGGCATAAACCATTCGCCGCACTGCGGGCACTTGCGCTTTCGTAGTTTAAATCCGGTGCGTTTCATCCCATGCTCACCAGTTGGTCAATAACATTTTGCGCCTCGGCTTCTGATTCAAAGTGTCGAGATAGAATCATTTTCCATATAACCGAAAAGCAGTTGCGGTAAAAATCGTTAAACTGTTCCTGACTCATCGAATTAAAGTTAATCGACTTGGCCTGTCGTTTCAGCGTACCGTCAGGATACTGTATTAAATCATAATAACCCACTTGCAACTTTAGCCACTCGACAAAGCTATCAATCGTCACTGGCGGCGCTTCTATGCGTTCACTTCGTGATTGCTCAATAGACTTAATATAATCGCTGTACGCTTGCCTGAGTGCGTTTTTCGTTGATTCATCGCGTCCGTTCGCAAGCCATTTTGCAAATTGCGACGCGCCGTGCTTTTCTGCCGGGCTCATATAACCGGTTTTTGGCTCATAGTAATCCATAGCCAAGCGAATCAATCCGCCGTAGAAAAGCCGGTGGTGCTTTATGCTTCGGTCTGATTGCGTTTTAATCTCAGCTTTGTATATGTGTCCGGCGGATAGCGAGTTCATAACCTCGCGGTCGACTTCGGCAACAGGGCAGAATAATCCGCCCTGTTTTGTGATCATCATTTCTTTAGCCATTGTTGTTTTCCATTATCAACCTTTCTGTTTGCGAAAACTGGTAGTCGCTACGGCTAACAACTGGCGCATCACCAATATCGCCAGACTCCAAGTATTGCTTGTATTTTTTAAGGGCTGAGTTTCGCAGTTGCATGCCCTGTATATTATCGGCTTCTGACAGGACGACGGTTTTAACAGGGTAGCGGCCACAATTTGCAGACTTGCTAACCACGATAAAGCCAAATAGCGGCGTATCGCCAGTTAGCTTTTGGTGCCCGTCGGAGTAATGCGCATCTTGCATAAAGTATTGGAAATCGTGAATTCCGTACTTAATAAACCGGCCGATGTCGTCTGCGGTTTTTAAATCAAATATCAACGGTTCGTTCTTAGCCATGCGGTCAGGACGACACTTGCATCGAATTCCGGTTTCTTCATCAGTCCAAAATATGCTTGACTCGCTATAGCCTTCCATTTCTAGCCACATTCTAGCGCGAGGGTGAGCCATAATTGAATCAACCATAATGTCAATGCGGCGATTGTCGTCAGCGGTGATGATAGTTTTGTCTTTATGCTCAGACTCAAATTCAGACCACGCCTCTTTGTTGGCTTTGCTGCGTCGGTCAATATCAAGACCGACGACAAACTCTTTGTTGAACAGCTCAGGCTCTAACGCTTTACAGTGCGCCGCCTTGCCAATATCAAGAGTTTTAACCTTACCTTCATCTACTGGCGCAGACTTAGACCAAAGCCAATCAGCGATATCATCATTAACTGCCGATAGGTCAGACTTACTCATGGCATCAGCGGCGCGATAATCGCGCTCGCTCATGTCCGTAAAAAATTCTGGCTTATTCATTGTGCGCCTCCAGTTTTTTTATTTCTGCTTTTGTTACATCGCTAACTTTGAAATCAGACTCAAGCGCTTCAATAATGGAATCAGCTGAGCGGCCAGCCTTTACTTCCTCAAGCATTTTTGCACGATGCTGCCGGAAGCCTTTGTATTCAGGTTTGTTCTTGTACTGCTCCGGCAGTCGTCCATCAATATCTTCGTCAGCCGTGGTGATACCTAGAGCACCGATTAAAGTGTAGCGTTGGCCGTATGTCTGCGCCGAGCCGATAGCCTGAATCGCGTTCTTGCTACCTGACGTGTCAGGGTTAACGGTCATGCTCGTTGATTTACTATGGCCTGCAACGTGCGTAATCGTACAGGTAACTGAAATGCCGTTTGCATCATGTACGTTTTGAAACGTGTACGATAGACCGCACTCATGCAGAGTCGATTTAATCTGTTCGATGATGTCACCGAGCGGCGCGTATTTGTAGTTATGCGCCTGCTTGCGCTTTTCAATGCGCGGGCATTTGTGCTGAAAGTCAGACAAGGCAACGTTAAATGCCTTTTCAGCTTCACGAGCTTCCCAACGCTCCTGCATCTGCATCAAGCGTTCTAGTTTGTCGATGTCAGCATCTTTGTTGATTGCCAGCTCGACCAACTGCATAGGATTCGTTTGCTGTGTCTGTTGTTGCGCCACTTCGCGTGATTCTCGTTGTATCAATTCGTTGTTGTTGCTCATTGTTACTCTCCGTCGTTTTCCAGCATTTCTAATTGCTCGCGCAAATCCTGAATATCAATATTGCGCAAACTTACTTGAAGCGTTCTGCCATCGCTTGCAGGCGTTGCTGTAATTGTAATCACATCAGTGCAGGTCAGGGTTAAATCTGCGGTTTCACGTTCAATCATTTTTATGCTCCGTTGTTGTTGTTTCGTCAGTAATCGTATATCATGTTTACTATCCAGTCAACTGCGAGGCATTAAAAATGGATAAATTAAACCGGATTCGAGAGTTGCTCGAAGATAGAAATCTAACTAAAGTTGCGCCGCGAGTCGGCATTACCCGCGTTTACCTGACTTACATTAAAAACGGGCAGGCTACGCCTAGCGAATCACTACAAACTAAACTACTCGACTATTTGGAGGGTCGAACCAATGAAAGTAAATAACATCATTCATACCAACAAAGACGCTAATTGCTTTATTGCTCAAATCACAGACTGGCATTATGACCGGGGGCTTATTCAGAACAGCACAGATAGCGCTCAGTATTTAAAGCTTATTTCCGAGGCTGGCGAGCTTGCGGATAACATCGCAAAAGGCAAGTGCATCAAAGATGATATTGGCGACATGATTACTGTGCTAATTAACATTGCAGAGCGTAACGGTCTATCTATTCAGGAATGTTTAGAGCATGCCTACAACGACATTAAAGATAGAACCGGATATATGAGCGAAAACGGCGTGTACATCAAGGACGAATAGTGAGCGGCATATCAGTTGTACTCGAAGTGTTCGCGCTGTTTTTAATACTAGTAATAGCGATACAGATAGCGTCAAAAGATAAGGGGCATTAAGCCCCTTTTATATTTCCACTTCTTCTAAAACTAAATCACTAGATAGGTCGCTGGCATCGCGCCACATTTCAGGCTGATTCCTCGGTACAAACTCATCACCGTCAAAATACCCAAGATAGCAATACTCGCCATCTTTAATTGTGATAACCGCGCCCTTTGCTAGTGTGCTTAACACTTTATAAGTTCCGTTATTCATCGCTTATCCTTGCCGCGTTCTGCTTGTACGTCGGCGCATTCCTGCAATAAGTGTAGGCTTGTTTTATTAGGCATTTTCTTACTCCTTAATTGGTATATCAATACTATTCGGTGTTTCATTTCCAAAAACGTCCCAACCTTCTGGGGCTGTACGTGCAAACATTTCTAAGCGTGGTAGGTCTCCGCAAAATTCGACAATGCGTTTTCTTGCTTCGTCCGGTTTTTTACTGTGTCCGTCTAGCGGCTCAATTAAAACGCTACTTACTGAATTACTGGATTTGAATGGCTTGCCTTTTACGCCAATCAGACAGACTTCGCAGTTGCTTTTTGTGTACCAACCTATGCCGAAAAATGGCTTCCCGTTCTTTCTGTTGGTTTTGATCCAGCTAAAGCCAAGAGTTTTATACTTGAAACCCCATGCCTTTATGGTATCTAAGCCTTGTTGTAAGTTGGGGAAAGTGACCCACATAAACAACATGCAGTTATCTGCGGACACTGATTGAACATCTAGGTTCATGATGTCTTGTTTGCTCATGGTCTGGTAATGAGCATTAACACCGCCATGCTTTTTTCCATGCTTGCTTGCTCCGCGCTTATCGTTATAAGACCAAGGCGGATCGGCGTAAATTATGCTGTACTTTTTATTGTTGCTCATGCGTCACCGCCTTTTTTGGAATGCCTTTATGCAACGGAAAGAACGGAAACTTTATAACACCGTTTGGTAGTTGAATCTCCGTTGTAACCGTAAACTCTTTAACAGATTCACCATAGCCGCGCTCTATGAACGGCGTCTGCGTAACCGCGCCCGGTGTTTTGTGGCTCATTGTACTTGCTCCTCCAGTTTAGATATTTCATTCATCAGCCGATAGGCTTTATCCGAGATATACCATTCATACGCATCAGGCTCAGCGCGTGTTAGCAGGCCGCTGGCTCTAAAAGTAGCCATCCGGTTTGTATTGACACCAACTTCCACGGCGTCTTTCTGTCTGAACGGTTGTGGAAGTGCGGCGCACCGAAGTAGCGCCATGTATGCTCCAACTGTAATTTTCATAGCTCACCTCGCGCTTTGGCTAGTGCTTTTTCTGCAAGTGAAACAGCTTCATTCATGTCGCTATATTCTTCGCGCATAAAAACACTGCTTTCGATTAACTCTTTGACAGCTAGATACAAATCAGGCGCGGCGGCGATTAGGTTGGCGTTGGCATTCATTTCTTCGTCATCCTCTCCGCCATCTCCACGCTCAGGTGCAGAGGCTATGTGGTAGTAACCATACCCAGCAGGCTGCCCAATTGTAACCCCATCAAAACTATCGTACTCAAGTATTTCCCACTCGCCCTTAGTCCAATTCTCGTTACTCATAGCACAGCCTCCTGTTTTGCCGCGTCAATGTCATTTTTGAAGCACTCGAATGCGAACGGACTGTCAGTGTCGCCTAAAACAAAGCCGTAAAGCTCCTGCGTCAATTCTTCTAACGTTCCGTTTTCTGGTGATGCGCGCTCACCGGCGATGCGCTTGCAGTCATCATGCGTGGCATTCTCGATAATGCTCATATATTCACTGTCTGTTAGCGCACGGCGTGTAATGCGTGGAATTTTGCGCAGTTTGTCAAAGTCGATTACGTTGCTCATTTTATTTCTCCGATTCTTCCAGCTTAATTAGTTTTAGCGCATAGTCTCCGCGCTTTGCTATCATGTCATCACCGCCACCAATCTCTATAAGAACATCAATCGCGTTGCCGATAACTTGGTTGGAATATTCGGTTTCAGTCATACCGTTTAGCTTTGCTATGTCAGTCGTTGTTGTCATTTTATTTCTCCAGTTCTGCTAGTAGTGCGTCTGCAAAACGAACACTGTCTTTAGCAACAAGCCCATCTGCGCGAATACTGTGTTTGTTAGCCGTGACGCAGTATTTAACAACTGCGTCACTATTAGATAAAAACCCCTGCATTGCCGCCATAGCAAATTGCTCACGCTTGGTTAAGCCACCCTCTATCACTGATGCATTCCCAACGGACTGACCTGTTGGCATTGCTGGCATATCGGCGTTTTTAATCTTCATTTTATTTCTCCGTTTGTTGTCTTAAAGTTTGACAGTATCGGTAAGCGTGATTATATTGTCAAGCGAACCCGATAAATAATTTATAAGGATAACTGAAAATGCTTACACTTGACCAAATACAGAAGAAACTGGCCGACCGCAATCTAAACATGATTGCGCGTGAAACCGGCTTGGCATATGACACTGTTTGGCGAATCGCAAAAAAGCGAGCTAAACAGCCAACGTATGACGCAATTAAGCGCATTAGCGATTATTTGGAGGCAAACGCATGAAGTGGTTTAAACACTCGTCACTTGCCGCGCAGGACGCTAAATTAAAAAAGCTACGCATTCGGTATGGGATGCAAGGCTACGGTCTTTACTGGTATTGCTTAGAGCTTATTGCAAGCGAGGTTGATTCAAACAAATTAACTTTTGAACTTGAACACGACAGCGAAATACTTGCGCATGATACCGGTATAAACAGCAAGGTCGTAGAAGAAATGATGTTTTACATGGTTGAGCTTGGACTATTTGAAAATATCGACGGCGTAATAACCTGCTTTGCTTTGGCTAAAAGGGCTGACGAGTACCTTGTCAAGTCACTGAAACGAGAAGGGAAATTAAAAGAGCTTGAAAATGTCCGGTCAATGTCTGGACACTCTCTGGATAAAGTCCGCCCAGAGGAGAGTAAAGGAGAGGAGATAAAAGAAAATAAGAGTAACAAAAACAATACGTCAGTTTCGCAAGCGAATCCTGACCCGATCGATGAAACTATCCAGACGATATTTGATTATTGGAAGTCGGTCATGGGTAAAGATGGGAAATCCAAGCTAACCCAAAAGCGCAAGTCGAAAATTAAAGCTCGCTTGAAAGACGGTTTTGAACCTAGGGAGATATGCGAAGCAATCAATGGTTGTGCTAAGTCACCTCACCACATGGGGCAGAACGACACTGGCGCAATCTATGACGACCTTGAACTGATTTGCCGCGATGACAGCAAGGTAAAAATGTTTTTGTCGATTAACCAGAAGTATGAACAGCCATACTCAGCGGCTACGGCAAAGACGATTGAGACATTAAACAACATGGAGTTTGACTAATGAACCACAAAGAGTTTGATGAATTTCGATGGGGCGTAAACATTTATGTAGAGCACAAGGGGATTATTAAGTACGTTATTGCGGTCGATTTTGAAGAAAGGTTGTTGGCTTTGGTTTTTGATAGGCGCTATTGCCCTACCGAAGAATGGGAGTGGGTAAGATGCGAAAACGTAGAGGTTTGCGATGACTAACGAATCATTTAAACAAATCATGGCGCTACTATCAGAACAGTACCAGCGCAATGTGTCACCGCTAATGGCAAAGGCCTATTGGCAAGTGCTGAAAGACTTTACCAATGAGCAAGTTGAAAAAGCGGTGATGGATTACATAGGCGATCCCGATTGTTGCAATTTCTGGCCACAGCCGGGCGCGATAAAAGCCAAGATTACAGGCACTGGAAAACAGCAGGATATGAGCATTGAAGATTCTGCGATGACAGCTTGGAATATAATACTAGGCGAGATTCGCAGAGTCGGCGCGTATGGAAACTTAGAGATTGACGACAAAGTTGCCATGAAAGCAGTGCAAAACATCGGTGGCTGGCAGAGCCTATGCCACAGTACTGATGACGCGTTAAAGACATGGAAGCGAAAAGAGTTTATCAGTGCGTATAAAACATTTGTTGGCGCAGATAGCCTACCAGAGTCTTTGCGTGGTATCGGACAGTCAAGCCGTGAACACATAGAGTGGCGAGAAGCTCTTAAACGGATTCAGGGAGGCGTTAAAGATGTTAATCAATGCAAGGACTAGCCTTAACAGAGTTATGCTTATCTGTGAGCTTTACAAGCGCTTTAAAGAGGGTTGCTTCAGGTACAACCAGATAGTTGAGCAAGCCGACATTAACGGCACTGGCTATGCAGTTACCGTAAAGAGCCTGGTCAACAACGAGTGGGCAATTAAATCCGGTGACGGAAAATATAGACTGACGGAGAAATCGTTTGACTTGGTAGACAAGATTAAAACGGTTGCTAAAGGCTTATGATAAACAGAAACCAAACGACTATCTGGCGAGCATTAACAATCAGGGATTTACAAAGGCAGTACGGAGCCAATAACTTCTCCTTCACCGACGTAAGAAACTCGGCAGGTAAATTTGGCTGTGAAGCACACACGGTTGTTTTCGCCCTAATGTCATCAGGATGGATTGAAAGAACTGGTCGCGGCAAATACAGGCTCACAACAGAAGCAATCAAGGAAATGACTTACATGCGGCAGCAATTTATATAATTCCGCATTTCGTCGTGTTTTCTTGTTGATTCATCGCAACTTGATTGCACGGCGTAGTGCTTCATCTAATATCTGAGAAAACAACAACGGAGAGATAAAATGAAAGACAAAAAGTACGAATTAGATAAAACCAAAACTAAAAAAGCGCCTAATGGAGCTACGCTCTATGCAGTTGTGGCACTTAAATCATTCGGCACTATTGAAGCTGGCGATGTCGGTGGATACATTGAATCGGAAAAAAATCTAAGTCAGTCCGGCGATGCTTGGGTGTCCGGCAATGCTCGGGTGTTCGGCAATGCTCGGGTGTTAGGCAATGCTGAGGTGTTCGGCAATGCTCTGGTGTTAGGCAATGCTCGGGTGTTCGGCAATGCTCGGGTGTTAGGCAATGCTCGGGTGTTCGGCAATGCTCGGGT